TCGTCAGGAACACCGTTCTCATAGACGGTCTGGGCTAGTTCTTTTAGCTTGGTTGTAATTTGATCTTGAACCGGTAGTAATGCTAGTGCCATTAGAATCCTGCCTCATCTCGGGACGCTGGCTTTGTCTTGCTTGCAGTGTAAGCAGTGAATCCTGCTTGGCTGCTGATGCGTGAAGCGTCAATAATTCGTTTATTTAGGTCTAGTTTCTGCTGACGCTGGAACTGAGCCAAAGCCCTGCGGTTAGCACGGACTGCGTAGTTCTCACGGGCGGCCTTCTGAGCATCTGACAGGTCAGGGCTTGTCATACGCCAAGCGGTGTCAAAGTCAACCTTTTTACCAGCAGCACCACGCATTAAGGAAAGCACAGTCATTCCTCGGACATCTCTGGCACCACGCAAGAAACCTTTAGCAAGCATTTCTCTGCGGAATAGCGGCTTCATTGCCTTGTGTGCCCTAGCGGCAGAGTTCATACCCTTACCGCTCTTGATGTTGTTACCAGTTTCCTGGTCCATAAAGTATTTCTCGCCACCAGCCTCAGGTAGTAGCAGACCAAACTCTGCACCAACAATACCGTCTGAGTTGACTGGGAAAGTATCGAAGCCAATCATTCTAGACATGGTCCCAGAGTCCACACGAGCGCCGTACTGGTTGCCACGCTCTGCGTTCTTGTATCTGTGCCAGTTGGTGCCGGTAGGGCTTCCAGAGAGCACTGCAAAGCGCTCAATCCAGTCTGCAGCAGTCCTGCCGTACCAGTCAACAATCTGCTCAATGTTGCGAAGATTCTTATCAACGTACCTATCTAGGATACGGTTGATTGAGGCCTCGTTAACATTCCACTTGGCCTTTGCGGAAATCTTGCTAGACACTACGGCGAACTTCCTCATCAACTTCACAAATAAGAGTTCTGCTCCATGGGTTAGAACTGTTTAGCGAGCTACGAACTGTGAAAATCATGTTGGTCAATGGCGTGTTGTACGGTGAGCTGGTCACAAAGATCTGGTGGCCTGGTAGAACATCTAGGTCGCCGGCGTAATTAAAGTGAACCTCAACTTCAGTAATGCTGGTTGGGTTAGCAGTATTATTGCGATTAGTTGGCTTAGTGGTTGGCTGAATGCGAGCCTCGCCAGACCAGAGAACAGTGCGAGAACCAGTCCAAGTATTAGTTGTGGCATTGTAAGTGCCTTCGCTAATATTGGAGTCAAAGATTTCAATGTTCGCAAAATTAAAACTAGACACAACCTTAAGATTGTGCGAAAGCCAGCGAGAATCTATTCCGGAGCGTGAGTTTAAAGCCATGAGTTATCCCAGCCCTCGGTATTACCGACGACCTGGAATGAATCATATACATCGTACTGGTCGTCTTTATCTGCCTCAGCGAATAGGAACTTAGCCTGCTCACGAAGTTCAGCACCCAGTTTTGCACCATCGGTACTCAAATCATAAGTCTTAATGACCTTATTAATTAAAGCCTCAGAAGTGGCTAGGACCAACTTAGCCTGAGCCGCTGCTCGCTTTACGTTATTAGAGTAAAGCGAAGCAAATGCCTGGATCTGGTGGTCGTCGAAAAGATACTCTGCGGTACCGGATGGGTCTGATGCTGGAGTCAGCTGCTCAGTGTCCGGCACAAGCAGGCGAATCTGCCCGATAACGCTTGAGTAGTCGGGTGGGTAGATATCTGGAATGTGTGCCATGACTCTATTCTATCTTATTATGCTAAGGCTTCTGAGATGTCCTCAGCGGTTAGGCCAGTTGCCTCAGCGATTGCTGCAAGCACAGTAGCCCTCTTGGCCGCTGCGGCTTCTTCCGCTGCTAAGCGCTCGGCTTCAAGAGCAGCTGCTGCCGCTGTTCTCTCTTCTGCTTCCGCAAGTTCAGCTTCAGTCATATCACGTTCAATTGACTGTCCAGTAGAGCAGTCAATTTCAATTATTTTACTCATTGTTTATCCCTTAGTTATTCCATATAATGTAAAAGTTGAACCAGCGGCAAATGCGCTACCGCTAGTGTCAAATGCTATTCTAGTTATAGCTGCTGATTCTCTATAAAGAACACAATCCAGCCTAAGCCCAACTGCAGTTGAGTTGTTTTCATTAACGCTATCCACAAGCACCTGCTTAAATTTCGATGATGTGTAATTTGGGATGTACATCTCGTTGTTAGAAAACGTATTTGCAGTCTGATTGGTATCATTAATCACACCAGCAACGCCATAGGAGCTGCTATTAATCGAAGAAGGAGACGAACCGTTTGAGAATAACGACCTGTGGGTAACATTTGCTGGGTATGTAGTATTATTTAAATAAAATCCGACAAAGTTTGTTCCCGTTGAGTTTGTTGTGCTAGTTGCTCTTGCGCTAATAACTACTTTTAAATCTGTAAAGTTCTGCGGAATATTGTTAAAAACGACAGCTCCTGAGCCACCAGTCGGGACGGTCTGCGTAAAGATGGGCTGCATTGCAATTATCACTTATGCCCCCGTAACTTGAGATGATGTAATCCCATAAAGGTCTATCCTGGTTCCCTGTAGCCAGGTATTACTATCGGTTATTACCCTAAGTTGATTCACTGCAGCAGTGGACCTCCATGACCCTGAGATTAAACAAGCATTTCCAGAGCCATTTCTATCTACTCCACCGATAACCCTTATTGTTTTATTCTTAGACGTGTTCGCATAGTCTAAAATATCAATAATTGAAACACCAAACACATTGCTTACACCGGTATCTCCGACAGTTGCCTGAATTGAAATAGCCCCAACAGATGTGCCCACATCAGAAAATACAGAAGAGCCATTACCTCGCATACGATGCCAAGAGTAATTGTTACCGCCATCATTATTTATAAACATGTATGTTGAAAGACCTTCGCTAAAAGAGGTATTTCCACGGCCAAATATACGAAGTTGCAGATGAGTATATTCTTGCGGTATATTCGTAAATTCTAATTCAGCAGCATTTCCAGAGCCCACGGTTTGCCCACCAATCCAAATCATACTCATTATGCGATTCCCCTAATTCCATACAGCGTCAAAGTTGAGCCCGGAACCCAGTCGTGGGAGGTGTTTATTTGAGTTATCGCTGAGGTGTTTCTCCAAAGCATTGTCGATAGAGACGTAAATCCAGCGCCATTCATGTCACCAGAGGACCTCGCTAAAACAGTCTTAAATCCAGATGTATTAGTGTAATTTAATATATGTTGATAAATAATTCCAAGCATAGATGAATCTGTGGAGCCAACAATATAGCCTCCAACTATTGCCCCAGACGATGAAGTCACTCTAGTCGAGCTCGCTGTCGAACCATTGCCTAAAAGAAAAGTTGTTGAATAATTTGATGTTGTTCCGTCACCATTGAGACTAGTATTGTAATAGTATGGATACCCAGAAGTTGCCCCGGACCCTGTTCCACCTAAAGCAGTGTTTACTACAATAAGTAAATCCTGATAAGTTTGCGGGATGTTCGTAAAGGCAATGGCCTGCGGTCCAGTGACAGTTACGGTGGCAATTGGAACCATTGCCCCATACTGGTTACCAGCATTCATGGACTTATAATCCATGCGTGGAGTCGCTAAGGAACCCGCTCCTGAAAGTTTATATACGCCCATTGCTAGACAATCTCCACTCCACTGATGTGGAAGTTGATTGTAGTTGCCGAGGCACCGCCGGTGATTGTCTGAGTTGCTGTAAGAACCTGCTTAAGGTCGATAACAGTTGAATCATTTGCAGCAACTGCAATTAGTGTCCCCAGGTTTACTCCGCCAAGTCCTAGCGTAAATGTAGCAGTACTGTTTGCTGTATTAGTCACAACAATGCTAGTCACAACTGCTGTAGTCGCAGACGGCACAGTGTAAAGAACTGTGCTAGTTGTTGTCGTGGCTGCACCACGGAAAAGAGTTTTTGATACGGTAGCCATTAGTTACTACACCTTTCAAATATTAAGTTTAAACTGCGTCCATTACATCTTTGATGAGGTTATCCTCAATCTTCTGCGGGTCTGCAGGGGTTGAACCCTTAGAGGTCCAAGTGTAACCATCCCAAATCCAGGTGCGATTATTTACAGTGAACTCCTGGTTTACTGTCGGGCTATCTGGGAAATTGATTGGCATGAGTCTATTATACCTTAGTCGGCTGATTCTAGTGAGGCTAGGAAAGCAACATATTCTGGGTTTGATTCATCCGCTGGGAATGATTTGAAAGCACCATTGCCTAGGTCAATGATGATGTGCTTCTGGGTTCCACCCATTGATTCAACTTCGATTTCTTCGTAATTCATTTTTATAACTCCGCATTAAACCCGAGGTATGAACTAGTGCTATTATTGCCCTGTATCCAGGTTACCCTGCCAGATGTCATTCCACCGGGTGCCGTAAAGTCAACGCTTCCAATATTATATGAAGTTCCATCGCCAAGGGCAATAGTGCTAATCGCAGAAGCGTTTGCACCATCAGCATATCTTATTAGGGATAGAGATGGATAGTCTATGGAAGATGGTATTGCTCGCATTTGCACAGGGAACGTACAGTAAACCCTGCCGGTAGTTGTAGATGATGCGCTTCCAATTGCTAGCAGGCCGTATGCGTTACCCGATAAGGCTCTATAATAATACCGCTGACAAGCAGCTAATTCGCCTTGGATAGTTCCAGCAGCACGCTTGAAGGGAGTTGCTGTGGAGCCAGCCTCAAGTTGGATGCCAGTGATTTCTATGTAATCGTTAGCGCCAGCGGTCCCAGTGGGGGTCCAGGTAAAAAATGCACCAATTTGCGTTGCGTTACTAGGCATTAATCCAGTGAAACTAAATCTCTGCCAAGAGGTTGTAGCTGAGACTGTGCTCTCAGCTACAGTTTGTCCAGTAAAGCCGTTCATAAGGTTTTGGTCAGTTCCGGTACCAAAACCTAACTTTGCTGTAAAGCTGCCTCCGCTTGAAGAGTAGTTTGCCCCCGCACGAAGATAAAAAGACATAGTGAGTGTTTTACCGGCAAACTGAATAGAGTCGTTGGTTTCTAGCGAAGTAGAAAAAGACCAGGGAGTGAGTGCGGTAGTTCCAGCATTTCTTTGTATCCTGGCTGCGTACGGTATTCCAGTTAGCCCTGATGAAATACGGCTAAAGGTCCAGGAAGTTACGCCGGGCCATGTCGCCCAACGATCTGCTAAATAAGTAAGTGCTGTTGGTGGGGTGATGGCGGTACCTCGCTGCCAAATATCAAACCCGCCATTAATGACAGCGTTCTGCCCATACTGCAAAGAATTATAGTCAAGTCCAAGCACAGCTGCTGACTGCGTTCCAGAGTTGGTGATTGGTGATGCCACAGCATTTACGCCAGACTTACCATCTAGGGCTGGATTTGATTCCACCCAGAATGAGTCATAGTAGACATATGTTCGTGCGTTGGTAGAGTTGAACCACACGTCACCATTTGCCGGTGAGGTCGGAGCAGTATCAGAAACATTGTAGCGACTTACGCTGGTATTAGAAACCTTGTTTGCCCAAACAGTCCCATTCCAGATCCAGGTACGGCCATTAGCCGTAAACTCTTGGTTTAGGGTTGGGGAGTTTGGGAAGTCAATCGCAGCCATGTTTCTATTCTACCTTATCTTAGATGACTAGGGTTGCTGCTTCTTCTTCAGTAAGCGGCTCACCTGCAATTAGTTTTGCACGGGCTGATGCCTTTAGGGTTGCTAGGGCTTCCTCTGCGGCAATGCGCTCAGCCTCAGCTGCTGCAGAAGATGCGATAAGTTCTTCACGAATAGCAATCTCTTCGGCTGTCAATTCAACCTCGGACCAGGTGTTTGTTTCGCCATCCCAAACTGCTTTAATTAATGTTTCAGTCATTTTTGTTTTCCTATTCTAAGAAACCGTAGCCCCACCGGAGCCCTTGGTGATGCCATAAAGTGATACGGAACTATTCTCAACAAGTGAACCATTTGCTGCGATTATTTGCACAGATGTAATTGCTGCAGTCAAAGTTAGATTTGATGCAATAATTCTAAAGTCGTGAGATGATGAATTGTTTTCAGATGCGCTGTCAACTGAAAATGTTTTTACAAGATTATTTGCATAGTTAGGCAAGTATATTTCAAGCGCTGAAAACGTATTAGCCGTATAGCTACTGTTCTGATAATTCATCTCAAAAATAGCAGCGTTATTATTAACAGTATACGAACCCAGGCCAACATCTCTAACTCTCAAATACCTAGATGTAATTGTCGAGCCCGAGCCACCAGTACCATTAATTGTAAGGTATGTTTGAAAATCGCCAGATGATTGGCTATTTCTTGTAGATGCAACAATTAATAAATCTGTATAGGTTTGCGGGATATTGTCTAGCCCAATAAATGAGGACCCGCCGGCACCAACGGTGTAAGTTGTAATAAGTTTCATACTCATGCTACTATCCCATACAAAGAAATGACAGAACCCGGGTCAAACTGAGCACCCTGAGAGTCCACGATAATTGATGTTATTGCGGAGTTGCTTCCCCATTTGTAGCCCTGTGCTACAACCTCGTTGCCAGGCGCATTAAGTCTGCAGAGCACGCCCTTGTGCTTGTCTGTTGCTGAGTAGTCCATTATATTAACTATGCAATTGCTACCCGATGCCGTTAAAGCGCCGTGGTAGTTTATATTTAAAGCGGTCTGAGTTCCGCTGTAGCTTCCGTAAGAACCAGCGCCATTGGTGTGCATTGTGATTCTGTTGTAATTTGAGCTAGTATCTGAATTGAAAATTAGAGATAGTCCAGATACTGATGTAGTTTGCTTCACGGATATAATGCAAACAATGTCCCTGTACGCTTGGGTTATTCCAGAAAAGGCTACGCTGGTTACCGCACTGGTTACAGTTAGGTTGGCAATTGGCTTATACGTTGAAGTTGGCATAATTATCCCTTAATTCCGTATAATGAAAAGCGAGTTCCAACTGCACCATTGCCACCAAAACCAATATTCACAGTGTTAATAGCGGCCGTTGAATACCATGCGCCAGAAGCCATTACAATTTCCGGTGAGCCCGCAGCGCTGGCTGTAAAAGTTTTAATTGTTTTATTTTTTGTAGTATTTCTGTATTCTGGTATGTCAATTATGATTGGCATTGAGACGTTTGTTTGGCCACCATTGTGAAACCCAAATGTTTGTATATTTGTAGCGCTTGAAGTGTAACCAGCATAAACACCACCACCATTTCCCGACATCCTGTGCATTGAATAGTTTCCGGTTACCCCATTAAAGTAAATACCCATTCCCCAGCCGCCGCTAGATGGATTGATTACTGCTCTAATCTGCAGGTGTTTATAGTCCTGCGGGATGCTAGAAAAAGTTACTGAAGATGTTGCTCCAGTAAATATATTAGATGCAATTAAATCATAAGAACCAAATGATGGGGTAATAGAGCTGCTTGAAGACGTATAATCTGTTGCTGCCCCAGTAGCAGATTCTGCACGAACCGTAAAGGTGTATGCAGTGCCGTCTGTAAGTCCAGTCACCTGCACCGGCGAAGAGCCGTAGGATATAGCCTCGATATTTCCTGGATTAGAAACCGCACGATAAATAGCAGCACGACCGCCCGTAGTGGCCGGCGTGAATGACACATTTACTGCATCTAGTATTGGGTCCTGGGTAACTGCGCCAATGGTTGGTTTATTAGGTACATCCTGCACCTTGACATTTGGCGAAGATAATTTAGCAGAGCGAGAGTTAATAGTCATTAGAGCTCCGCACTAAATCCGATATAAGCATTAGTTGAATTATTTCCAATTACCTGATATGGACGATATTGAGTGAGGCCGCTTTGGCTTGATGCACTTATTAGTGTTGCCGTTGTAGAGGTATTATTTGGCTGTAACGATATTGTATTTAATGTTGACTGGGTTGTCCCATCCCACAAAGATAAAAGATTATAATCCATAGAAGTTGGCACTACTCTCATTGGAGTTGGAAATGGTATGTATATTTCACACTGAGTCGAGCTCTTACCAATTCCAGTTCCAACTGGTGCGTAATTACCAGTTCCCGTATTATTGCTTCTCCAGTAATACCTCTGACACGCTGCAAGCTCACCCTGAATCGAGTTCGCATTACGGCGGAAAGGTGTTGCAATGCTTCCGGCTTCTAATTGAACGCCCCAGATGTTAAAAGTATTAGACTGGAAACCAAGCGAACCGGTTCTTGTGTTATGAGTTGTGCCAGCAGATAGCCATAAATTTACAACTAACATACTTCCAGTGCCAATTGTTTTACTAACAATAGACGGTAGGTTAGCAGTCACAGTGTACCTCACCCAAGATGTGCCAATTACAACCTGCTGCGCATATGATTGCACTTCAGTCGACCCACTGGTACCAAATTTTTGAACAAACTCAACTGCAATTTTTGGCGTACCTGTTGCAGCTTTAGCATAAAAACTTAATGTAACTGTTTGTCCGGATAGGGTTCTAACATCCTCAATAGGCTGTTGAAGATGTATGTAGTCATCTGCAAGAGACATACTTCCAACCGCTAGCCTAATATAAGTCCCCTTTTCCCAGTTAGAAATCGGTGCTTCTCCAGAGGCAAATGCTTGAGCTGAGCATGTAGTACTAACCCCCCAAAAAGCCCATCTATCTAATGTATAACCATTAGTAGTTGTTCCGGTAGATGTAAGACCACGCTGATTAAAATCCATGGCACCATTAATTATGTAATTAGGCGATAGCGGAGTAGCAGCGCCATTTGCACTCACAATAGCCATTAAGCAATCTCCATACCTGACAAGTTGAACGACATAGTTGCAGAGGAAGCGTACACAATAACTTTATCACCTGCTGCAAGGGTTGTGCCTGTTGTCAACATAGTTGAGTCAGAGCCATCAATAGTTGCACCGTAAACAATCCAGTGCTTTGCGGCAGTAGTTGAATCAGCAGCAGGGCGGATAGCAATACGGTAAGTAGCTGGGGTCGCAGCCTGATTGCACACGGTGAGTGTAGAGATGACTGTCGATGTGGCATTCGGCACGGTGTAGATGACAGTCTCAGTTGTAGCAGCCGGAGCTGACTGAGCAATAATCTTATAAGTTGTTGCCATGATTTCCTATCCTAAGCACCCATTAGTAAAAATGAACTGAAATTTGCCTGACCAGATGGCCCTTCTGGACCTTGTGGACCGGCAACTGCTGGACTCATTTCTACCCAGAATGAATCGTAGTAAACATAAGTCTTACCCTCAGATGAGGAGAACCACATGTCTCCTTCTTCAGGTGTTTCTGGTGGAGTTTCTGAAACAGTAAGTCCACCACCGCCACCGCCAGATGCGTAAGCAAGCAGATTCCAAGCGGTTGTTCCGTCACCGTATTTTACTTTACCTGTATCTGTTTCCAGACCTGGCTCACCAGCAGCAAGCACAGGATTCGCAGAGGTCCACTGCGCTGCAGTTCCTCTGCGGAATTTCAATACTGTTTGAGCTGGCACTAGGGTGTTCCTCCGTCAATCGCTGTGATTGCTGTTGGGTCAAAAGTCAAAGTTGATGTACTACTATTATAGACGATTGGCGAAACTGCTGTTAAGTTTTCAAGAGATCCTGGCTCACCTTGAATACCTTGTATACCCTGAGGCCCCTGAGGACCTGTTTCACCCTGAATACCCTGAGGACCCTGCGGTCCGGTATCTCCAGTATCACCCTTAGGTCCAGTTGCGCCAGTTGCACCGGTGGCTCCAGTCGGACCAGTTGCACCTTGCAAAGCAAGTGGCATCCAGTGAACAGCGCCAAGTTCTGGAACTTCACCAACGGTTGGGTCGCCAGAAGCAAACCATGAAGAGTTGTTGTAAAAGACTGCATCGTCATTTACATAGTCAGTTGTGTTTGACCACACACCCTGCCAGTTAAGGCCAGTAGCACCGGTTTCACCGATTGGGCCCTGAATGCCTTGCTCGCCCTGAATACCCTGAATACCCTGAATACCTTGCGGTCCTTGAGGGCCAGTGTCACCGGTATCACCTTTGTCACCTTTTGGGCCGACTAGATAGAATGTGCCATTAGCATCTGGGACTGGAGAAAGTGCGGTAAGGTCAACGGTTGTGCCCTGGGGCAGAGAGAAGCTAAATCCCTCAAGCGAAATCGGAGAGCCAGTCTCATCTGTTAGAAAGAAATCTACAGACCAAGTCCAGTCAACTGGATTTAGGTCAGGATCGTTTGTGGCAACAAGGCGAATACCCTGAGTTCCATCTGGGCCAAGCAAGTAACCATTTGCGTCAAGAGTTGCCTCAACACGAGAGGGCACAATCGTGACTGGTGCTGGTGAGGCACCTGCATCCTTCAGAAATACTGGAGAAGGATTAAAAAATATTGACCCCTTGGCAGGAACGCCATCTGGGGCTGAGTCAACATCGGTACCATCGGCATACGCAAGTAGGAAACGGCCAATGACTGTGCCGTAACCTACGTTTGATGGAAGTGCCATTAATTAATCCTAAAGAGTCGTCAAGTCCAGAGTTGCACTACCGGACAAACTAAAAGTCTGGTTAGGTAGGCTTTGAAGAGTTGCGCCATCTGTATCGGTAAGTCTGTATTGTGCGGTCCAAGTCCATCCGGTTGGAACGTTATCAGTGTCGTCGGTTGCGAGCAAGCGAACGCCACGAGTGTTGTCAGAGCCAAGCAAGTAGCCCTCTGAGTCGAGCTGGCAAACAACTGGTCGCACAAGAATAGTGACTGGGGCTGGAAGTCCAGTTGCATTGCGTAGGCGCTCTACTGAAGGCACAAAGACAATGCTGCCACCGCAGGCTACGCCATCTGGATTTGGGTCAACATCTGGACCATCCGCATAGGCTAGCAAAAAGCGACCAACTACGGTTCCGTAACTGATATTGGATGGGAGTTCGTTAGCCATAATACTCTATTCTACCAGACCTAAGGGGTTCCGCCATCTACAACATTTGAGTTAACCCAAATGCCAGAACCATTTAGTTTTAAGAAGTCGCCAGAAACCGCTGAGGCTACATTGACATCATGAAGTTCATTTAGCTCGTAACCATTTTGAACTTTTACATACACCTTGCCGTTATTGGTTTGTGTACGCACAACAAGACCAAGATAAACCGAATGCGCTGGTTTCGCTGGTGGCAAGCCATAAACAACTTCACCTGGAGTTGTGCCTAACCAGATTGACTGACCAGAAGTGCTACCGTTAGTATTTAGCCCATCAAGCATACCCTCGGTAATTACCCAGCCAAAAGCACCAGAAACAAGTTCCTGCTTTAGTCGACCAATAACCTTAGATGATGTAGGCTCAGTGGTTGCGCTAGCAAGTTCGAGGCGTGGTGTGTCGCCGCTATTGTCAACACCGACAATATAAACAACTGCACCCTTTGGCATTGTTGTTGCTGTTTGGTTCTTTGCGTAAAGTTCTACGTTTGGAGCAAAGTTATCAATCCAAGTTGTGTTGTAATCTGTCCCATCAACCTTGGAGAGAATCTGCCCAGCGGTTCCACCAGCGGCTACGCCTGGCCCTGCCGGGCCCGTAGCGCCAGTTGGTCCAGTAGGTCCAGGAACGGTTGAATCCGCTCCAGCAGGCCCCTGAGGGCCAATAAGACTATCTAGCCATTCCGCTTCTGTTCCAGTGAAACCATCAATTTGTGCAACCTGATAGGCCGATAGACCATTGTATCCTTGAGGTCCAGCAGGGCCAGTAGGCCCAGCAGGACCCGTTGCTCCAGTAGGCCCAATAGGACCTTGAGGCCCTTGCGGACCCGTAGCGCCGTCAGCACCATCAGCACCGGCCGGACCGGTAGCACCTGTAAGACCTTGGATTCCCTGCGGTCCCATAGGACCAGTTGGTCCTTCTGGACCTGTAGGCCCCATAGGCCCCATGTCACCTTGCGGGCCTGTAGGACCCGTAGGCCCGACTTCACCTTGAGGGCCAGCAGGCCCTTGAATACCCTGATCTCCTTGTGGACCTGTTGGTCCAGCTGGTCCAGTCTCGCCCTGAGGGCCTTGTAAACCTTGTTCTCCTTGTGGTCCTTGTGCACCATCTGCTCCTGGTTCTCCTTGTGGTCCCTGAGGACCCGCTGGTCCCTGAGGTCCTGCTGCGCCATCTCCGCCGCCTCCGCCGCCACCGGCTTTGCGCTTGTCGAGCTTTTTAATTTCAAGCTCAACCTTGTCACCCCAATCCTGCGATTGCGCAGGTAAATTGGAGTCTGGGAAGATAATCATTCTATTATTATACCCTAGTAAACAAGCACACCCCCGGAGCAAAAAAGAAGCTCAACGGGGGTGGCTCATGTGAACACAACACAGTAAGGCAGGAGAAACCTTACACAATTATTTTAGCATAGGTTTGTCAGTAAAATACTGACATCGTCAATTTCTTGACAAGAGAAAACCGGAAGCCCCTCTGGTGTTTCACAGACAAACTTCCGGTTGGTGTTACTAGCATAGCATAGGTCTTTCAACCTAGATCTGTGCCCCTTTTCAAGGCCAGTATAGCACAAAGAAAAACCCCCGACCCGAAGGTCGAGGGCTTTTCGAGAGTGGAGCTATTAAGCGCCTGCACCAGTTGAAGCAACGGTACCGGTTGGTAGCAAGAAGCCACCAGTAGCAATGTGACGAATACGCATCTCGAAGTCGTCGTTGTCGAACGAACCATCACGAGCAGGAACATCGCCGCCACCTAGGAAGGTGCCGCCGTTTGCCTTGATGCGTAGTTCTGGAGTCTCGTATCCACGTAGGAAGCCTAGCGCAACTGATGGGTTTAGTGACTGTCCAGGAACTGGAATCAAGAACCAGTACGCAGCAGCGCCTGAGTTGATCTTGGTAATCCAGTCGTTTACAACGATTTCAATCTGTGAACCGATTGGGTTACCGGTGATTGTCTTAGTGACAACGCCGCCAACAGTGGTTGAAGTCTCAACGGTCTGAGTTGCAAGAATCTTCTTAGCCTGTAGCTCTAGTGAGCGTGGGATAACAAGAGCGAAACGAGTTACAGGAGTAATCAAGTTACCGTTGTATGACTGCTCGTTAGCGAACTGGATAGCCTTCTCTAGGTTCTCTAGAGTCAGTGCCAAGTTACCTGCAAGTAGGTTTCCGTTACCTGAGTTGAAGTTAGTGGTGTTTAGACCACCAGCAGCAACTAGCTGCTTGGTAACTTCTTCATCTTCCTTACCGGCAGCCTTTTGGGCAAGTTCGATAGGTAGACGCTCTAGTAGAGAGATGTTTCCGTCGTTGATAATCGCTTCCCATGAGAAACGGATACGCTGACCGGCCTTCTTAACTGACAGGCTCTTCTCAGTTACTGAGAACCAACCTGCAGTTGGGTACTCGTCGTACTCGCCAACAGTTGGAAGTGAACCTTCACGGAACTTGTCGCCTGCGTTGTCCTTGCCATCGTCTTCGTAACGAAGGTTCATGAACTGCTGTGGACGGAAGTCATCCATAACTAGACGGGTTGAGAAACGGTCCCAAACCTTTGGCTGAACTGCGTAGTTCTCCAAAAGGATCTTGTTAATGGTTGGAGCCAACTGCACAGGTAGGTCTGAAGTAGAGATACCTTCCTGTAGCTTTAGCTTGTCCTGACGGTCTCCACGAAGGGCACCCTCAAGAACCTTTGCTGCCTCAATGTGGCGAGCTGTAATTTTTTCAGTCATTATTTTCTTCCTTACGCTGCCTGAGTCAAACGAACGTAGATGTCGCCAGCGGTTGTAGTTGACTTTGCAGTAACTGCGTGACCGATGAACTTGTTACCAGAAGCGGTAACGTTGATAACTCCAGCAGAAGTCATGTACACTGCTGCGCCAACAGTAACTGCAACTAGAGTAGATAGCTTGACAACGCCGTTGAACTTTAGAGTGGTGTAGTAGTTACCGTCCTCGCCAGCGTATGCGTCCTTCTGTGCTAGGCCAACAAGTGCACCAACCTGAACCAAGTCGCCTGATTTAACAGTGCTTGCAACAGGAAGGACTAGCTCATTAGCATCTTTGTAAATCTCGTTGAGAGCCATTTACTTTCCTTACTTCTTTGAGATGCTAGACACAATAGCGTCAAGTGCATCGGCGTTTGTAGTTTTGATTGATTCCTGAATCGAACCAATGTTGTCCATGGTCTCTACAGGCTTTGCTGACTCTGTAACAACAGATGCAAGGTAAGCCTTCTCATCCGCAATTAGTTCCTCAACAGTCTTGGTGTTGGTCTCAACCTTAAGTGCTTCTGCAACACGTGCAATAGCAAGCTTTGGTAGACCTGATTCGTTGAACTTCACAGCAACGTCTACAGGGTCTACTGCCTCAACTGCGTCAGTTACCTCAGCGTCAGCCTCGGCACCTTCCTCAGGCTCAGCAGGAGTTGCAGACTCTACAAGAACCGAAACCGATTCGCGCAGAGGGCTGATAGCTTCAACAAAGGTAGCCTTAAGGTCCGCAACAGCAGCCTCGAACTCTTCCTTAGTAATCATGCTTTCATTTCCTTCCGAAAGTGATTCAGTCAATTCTGAAACGCCTTCTTTTCTGGTGTAGCTTTCAAGTAGTGACAAGAACTTGCCACCCGCTCCGGCTACAGTGACAACATCGACGCTGGTTAGTGGGTCCTCCACTAGCGCTTCGATGATTGGCCCTTCTCGGCCCTCTGCCTCTCCGACCTTGGCTTCGCCAAGAGCGTGGATTGACAAACCAACATCCCCAGCCATCTCACGAATAATCGGAGCGTAGTGGGAATAAAATTCAATATCGGCAACTAGGCCGTTTTCTGAAAAGACAGCATCGCTAGTTAGCTTTCCAGCCAACTGGTGCACGTCACGTTCTGGACGATCGTGGGCTTCGTTCATTGAAGGGTGGTTCATGAAAACCTTAGTTCCCTTTTTGAAAACGGTTGGCCCGTAAGAAGCAAGCATCTCTGCACCGTAGTAGCCAGAAGAACCCCAGCCCGCTTCAATTACCTTTACACGCCACTTATTCCCCTGTGATGGGGCAACTGCGAGGGCTAAATTCTCGTTTAGCTGAACGGTCATACAAAATCTCCGAAAGTTATCGTCTTGTGATTATTGTAGCATACCTACAAAGAATGTTTTACGCTGTTGGTGCGTTGTCACTGTCACGCAAGTCATTTGCGTTGTCCTGCATTGAACCAACTGCTCCAGAATTTCCTTGCGACGGAATTGCTGAACCGGCATCCGGTGAAACTTCGCCGGTCGGTGGAGTTGAGTGCATCTTCTTGACATCCAAAGTTTCAAGCACAGCGTCACGGAACTCGTCCTGCCAGATTGCTTGAGACTCGTAAGCCAAAGCAAGTGACTGCATCACACGCTGGGAAGCCTCGGTCTCAATCTTTGGCCATTCAACTGTTGTGCCCTTGGCACCAAGCAAGTTAAGCACACGCTTGTAGAACAAAGTCCAAACCTGCTGGCGTGCTTCCATTGCCTTGACAGTTGGAACATCCAGGGTCTGAGCAGTACCGTAAGCGCCAGATGATCCTGGGTCAGAAAGCAAAGCCACAATCGAAACCTCAAGAGCCGAAGCAACCATGGAAGCCAAGGCACGACCATTGCCCAAGTCAACACCCGAACCACCACGAGGCAGTGCATTCATTTCCATGTCGCCAGTAATAGCAATTGAACCTGCGGTTGATGGGGTGGCAATTGCTGCGGCTGCGTTTGTTGCACCATTCTTTGACTTATTCTTAAACTGCCAAGCGAACATTGCCAAAGCCTTCAGCATACGGCTTCCGTCTTTCAGGAACTCGTTGTATGCGTGTGCCCAAGGCATCGCTGCTAGTGCATCTGGAATACCCCAGATAACGCCAGCACGACGGTTGACACGAGAGTCAAGCATACGGTAGTTTTGGTCAACCTTGTCGCCATTGATGCTGGTTGCAAAGCGACCCTCAGGAACGTAAATATCTGACGGGTACCAAACGTTCAAAACTGTTTCTCTGGTGTTGCCGCCGGTAAGTTCCTGCTCACGACGAGTCCAAGTGCGACGGAAGTAGCGAATACGTTCGTTATCGTCAGGGTCTGTCACAACGGCAGTAATCTGCGAGAACGGTACACGCTGGAAAAGCTTAGTGGTCATGTTGAAAAGCATGAAGAACTGGCCATCAGTGAAGTGGCTACGCTCGTTAATTACCTGCGCCTCAGGCGAGAACAGAACTTCTTGGTTCTGCGGTTCATCAATGAAACGCTGTACACGAGGAGGCAAATCACCGAAAGCAACGCCACGACCAAAGATATACGAGGTGCGAAGGCCTGAACCACGCTTCAAAAGCGGGTTACCATCTGAAGTTTCACGGATACGTTCAGCCGCATCCTGCAGTTCTACAAGGTCAAAGCCGTTGGTAGTGTTGTTAATCCCATTCCAGCCCTTGTCATCGAAGGCAAGAACGGCCTGAGCCATAGAAGAATAAGACTCACGAAGCAGTTCATTCTCTGCAATTTGTGCCTGTAAAACCTCAGAAAGATTGTCAGAAGCCATGAAAAAGTCCTTAAAAGTAGATTAAAACTATTCTACCAGATCCAATTATCGTAGAAAGCGAACTCTCTATTGAAATTATTTGGGTCAAAGGTCACAATATCGCCAGGCTTTTTACCGGCATAAGGGCCTTCAAATAGTTTAGATAGGTCAACTGAGGCGTAAACAGCAGCATCTAGGTTGTCCGGAGAGCTAACTCCACGCCCACGCATGTCATCTTTAGACTCAATCTGAATAGAACCAGTTGTTGAAAACTTATAACGCAACATCATCAGTTCATCAATGAGCGTACTGTCATCCGGATCCAAATCAATCCGGCCTGCAAGCATTTGCTCACGAAGACTGTCAAAGTTATAAGCACGAGCATTAAACCAGCGAGTACGGTCAGGAGAAGCAGCGGAGCCGAGCATAGAGATAACGGTATAGATGCCCTCACCCATAGCGGCAAGTTGGTCCACCACCGGACCACCAAGGCCCGCACCATCGACACGGACCTCTTTACATCCAAGCTCCAAAGCTGCCGTATGAACCCTGTTCGCTGACTCAAGTGCCGAGGCCTTACTCCATGAAGCGTACTTGCGAACTCTTCCGCCACGGTTCGTGTAAATAACCGAGTCATCCTCACCAAAGCGGGCGAGGTCGACACCCATAATAACAGGGATTTCTTCATCTTCGACAATCTCGACATCCATAGCCTTATCCAGAGCGACCTGCGAAAAGAACGCAGTATCGTCTTCATCAGGGAACTGCCCTAGAACCTTGGACTTGTAACGGGCTGAATCTTCACCCCATGCAATTTTCTGACGCTCAACCCAAGATGGCTGAATCAGAAGTGGACTAACCTCATCTGGCACCCATTCACCCGTGAAGTTAGGTGTATCAAATGCTGAAATGTGAATCTTGTTCCAAGTCTCATCCTCACGGAAGATTCTGTGGAACTCTGTTGCACGGCGGTCAGGGTTACCAATTGCAAGCACCCTTGAGTCTGCAGATGTTGTAACCGCTTCAGCAGCGGTGTACAAGTCGGTTGGAATACCACCGGCCTCATCAAGAATCACAAACACAAAACGACGGTGAATACCCTGAAAGGCAGAAACGATATCTGTGTCAGCAGGTCTACGACCAAAGCCAATCAGCGTACCGTCTTTGTCTTCAAGTTTCCACTCTTGTGACTGGTTAATTTTACCAGGAAGCGAGAAGCCACGAATCGCCGCAGCCTTGTGGTTGTCTTGCAACTCTCGGAAAAGAACACGAGCAATCTGCGGATAGGTCGGCGCAGAACAAATCAACGCAACTTCGTACGGGTCACGGGTAGCAACCCACCACGCACCCATAATGCCTGCAACCGCAGACTTACCAGCACCGTTACAAGACACAACAGCCGTGTGGGTGTTGTTTACAACGCTCTTGCCAATCTCGGCCTGTTTAGACCACATGTGCTTTCCTAGCACGTCTGATGCCCAAGCAGCAGGGTCGTTTAGGTAGAGGCTGTTCTTGCTCCTCTGACGTAGATCGCCAATCACGCCATCGATCACGTTATCTATGATTTTAGAGTCCTACGCTTTCTAATATTACAAACACCGTGAGAGGGTCTAACGTTCTCTATAGTATCGTTTCCACCGAGTGAAATTTCTAGGAAATGATCAATATGTAAACTCATTTCCCACCCCGCTTCACCAGACCTACGAGGCGCAGATAGGTCTATTGGCAAATTACATAGATGGCAATTTGCGCCATATTTTTCAAGAACTTGCAATTCTGAATATTTCTCCACTAAACCGCCAGCAATTCTAGTCCTGCGTCTATGGGAGCCAAGACGAGATATTTCCCTTGACCTATCTAGATTTTTTAATCTCCAGCGATATGTTTTTTCTTTTACCTTATCTGCATTTTCTTTTTGCCATTTACGACTAGATTCTAAATACGCCTGCTTGTTTTGTTGATAACGAATCCTGTTTGATTGATTTACTTTTTCCCTATTTGCAGAGTGATGAAGTTTAGAATATTGCCTACGACAAAGTTTACAGTTGCGGGTAAGTCCATCTTGCTGAGTTTTATCTTTACCAAATTGCTCTAGAGATAGAGTTAGGTTGCACTTTGAACAATATTTCATGATTGATTAAGTATATCACGCATATAACATTATCAATCATTAGAAAGCAAATACTCCGTCACCTTCGGATTCTCCCGAAGAATCGAAAGCATAGTATCCTCATACATGGCAATAAAGTAATGCTCCCAAGTTGCAATAACCTCATTAGGCAGAATCTGCTCCATGTCCGGCTTGATACCACTAGAACCATTAGAGAACCTAACAGCGTGAAATAGCTCATGAAACAACGTCTGGCGTTTACGACTTGGTGGACAATGCTTGTCTAACACAATGACATTCGTCTTCTGCAACGTGTAACCATACGAGTCCTCAGCAATATAGCCATCGTCTGCCCGGTCACGTTCAATTACCGTCCACTCCTGAGCACCAACCTTAATCTTAGTCGGAACCGGAACCGGCTTCCTCTTAACCTGTGCCATTACTTATCTCCATCCGCTAACAACTCGTACTTCGCCAATACAAGACCCTCAGTCACAATCGCATCAAGTTCATCAAGCGAAACCTGCGGATACCTCTCCGCCAACTCCTTCTTCGCAAAATTCAAAGCAGCATCCAAAGCCCTAAACAAAACCCTCTGCTGAAACTCAGACAACCGCAACACATCCTCATCCAAACGAACCTGCTGAGAATCCAAACGCTTACCAATCAACTCCAGAGTCTTCAACAACAGACGACCCGAGTCTAAATCTTTAAAGTCAACCGCAGACTGGGTTAGCGAATCTTTCAACTCGTTCAATTCGTGCAGTAGCAACTGTTGGCGTTCATGCTCAGTCCAAACATCACGCTTAGACATCAGCCCTTTGACGTGTGCGATTGCTTGAGGTGCGGGTACACCTGTCATGGCTTCCATCTCGTCACCTGACTTGCCAGAAGCCGCAAGTTTAATTAGCGTCTCGTCAAGTAGTGAAACTTCTTTACTGCTCATCTGGTGCCTCCACTAGCGGAAAGCCTGCAGCGTCTAGGCGCTGGTGTAAGTTCTCAAGCATCATGAAGATTGAAAGCACAACGCCCATGATGTCCTCGTTAGAAGCCGGCAGGCCTTCCTCTTCCGGCTCAAACGGGTCTGTTAGTCCACGGCTCATTTATTCTCCAAAAAGTTTTTAGAACCCACAAAATTTTTTTTCGGGGTCCTCTTGCGTGGGTGAAACAATTCACCAGATTTTTTTGTCAGGTTCATCACTAGAAGCATCTTCTGAGCCTGGGTCCAACCTTCGGTGTTAAAGTCACTCAACTTCGGCATGGTATGCCTCCAACGCTGCGTTGACCAAGTCCCAGAGTTCGTACTCGAATGCGGTCATCTCAAAGTAGACTTCGGAGATGACTTCCTCTGGCCGGGCTTCCTCTGTGAATCTGGCACACCAGACCTCGGTGTGGTCATAAGGCGCAGCCGGGTCCACTAAGTCGAGGTTTATGACGGAGGTTCCGAACCCGTCCACGTTTACTAGAATTTTTGCTTCCATGGGGAAAAGCCTATCACATGAAAGTGACCAAAAAGTTACAAAAGTTAGAAAAAGTGGATGCGGTGGTGAGCGCCATACCTTATAGAGGATTTTCGGAATAAAATGATTTCTTTTGGGGTCGCTCTAAAAGTACCATTGACCCTGCTGGACACTATCGGGCGACGGCGTAGCCGTGCCGCTTTTTGGGTGGGGTCCCGGGGAAATTCCGTAGGAATTTGGGCGGGCGCTGGCTCGGCGTGTCGTTGCTTTGACCGGTGGCGATTGCTTGGGCGAGCGTAGCGAAGTCTAAGCTTGAGCCATTGTCCAAGCGTTGCGAAGCAAAATCAAGACCTGCAGCCGACCGGTTTTGTCGGCAGCAGATCTGGATTTAGCCTGGACAAAGGGCAAAGGCAACGGGCGAGCCAAGCGGAACAAAAGTAAACCCCCGATTTCTCGGGGGCTACTTTGTGGGGGCTGGCTACATTCTTATCTCTTTAGCGAAGTCTTGCCACGACTGGGTTCGTAGTAGCCAATACGGTGGCAACCCTTGGGCGGTGTAATCGACTAGGGCAACACAGAACGCAACACGGGCGAGCGTTAGGCGGTAGTCATTTGTGCTGGCGAACTGGCGGAATTCGACCGTTGATTTTGCTTCGGTGTTTTTGTTGTAGCGGTCGGGGTAGTTTTCGCAACGCTCACGAAAGTTTAGAACATTTTGCGTGTTTACGGCAACCATTCTGTCGATTTGCCAACCGCCTGCGGTTTGCTCAATTTCATCGTCTGAAAGGTCCGAACAGTAGTCGTTGGTTTCTCTGCCGAAAAATTCGTGTGTTGGAAATAGTCGCTGGGCGTGGCGGTAGAATCTCATAAGCAACGCCAACTGGAGCGGAGTCAAGTCCCTCGCCTCAATGTGAATGTGTCCTCCGTATGGGTGTCCTCGGTATTCGTCTTGGTGCTGGCTGTCGACTGCTAACAATTCTTGGCAGGTGTCTTTGATTACGCCGTAAGCGTCTGACCTGTTGCCTTTGGAATAGTCAAGCGCTAACTCGTTGGCGGTACATTCTCCGCAATGGTCGTTTTCTTCGTAGCCGTTGGTAATGGAGCAGTTTCCACAGTCGCAGGAGTGATAGCACTCATCACACTCACACTCACACTCGGGGTCACTAACGCTTGGGTCGTGGGTTTTGCTGAATCCGTTGGCAGAAATTCTGCCGGCTTCTGGCGTTTCGATTTCGACACCGAATCTACGACAAGGGCGTGGGTTGTTCGTTTCACGCTCGGCGATTTGCTGGGCGAACTCGTAAATTTTGGTTTCGGCTGTAAGTGCCATTTTTTGTTTCTCCTATTTTTGGGGTCTTGCGGTTGCTTGACCTACGGTCAAGCGTACTAAAAAAATGGCGTGTCGAATACCTATTTAGGTGAACAATAGGTGAACAACTATCCACAGGGTTTTCCACAGTTTGACCCACGCTGTCGGGCGTGTCGCAAAAATCGGGGCCCTGATTCCCTAATCAGCGGAGTCTTTGGATTTATAACGGTTAGATAACTAATTCGCTTTGTGCCTCTGATTTGGGGGCTGGGGAATTTATCCCCAGTTTCAGCCAAAGAATGAGCGTGGCGACTAGCCACGCATTATCGCTTTTGATTTTGACTTTCACCCGGCGACGGCTTTGCCGGAGCCTAAAAGGTTCAGGGCGCAAGCCTGAATGAATCAGCCGGGCGAAGCCTGTGCGTAGCAAAGTCCGAGCGGATGCGAGTGGCTTTGTCGCAGGCTTTTACAATGCCCTTTTATGGGGGCTTGTCCCCCTAAAAGGCATTCGTATAAAGACTGCTGGGGGCCCCGCCCCTTCCCGGGCGTGTCGCACCCTTTGAGAATGCCGTGAGATTGGGACGGGGGCAGATTTCGGGGCAGATTTTTGTTACCAAAATGTTATCAAACTTATCCCGAATGAGATTGTTTTCTGTTGAGATATGTGCTATGAGAAAACGGGGCAGATTTTTGCGGGGCATATTGTATGAAACCTACAAAGAAACGATCGAAACTTTGTATGACTAATTTCCCAAATAGACTTGACAAGATGACATTGAGATGTAATACTTTATGAACAAGGGCAAAACAAACCCAAAAAGAATCACAAGAACACGAAAGCGAGATTCAATTATGATGTCATTTATCCAAACCTGTATCGAATGTCAACGAGAGTTCGACCTCTTGAACGACGCTGACCTAAACGAATGGTCATTCGGGCACGATTGTGAAAACTAATTCACGAATGGACTTGACAAGCAGTCCATAACCCTATACAATTTTTATTACATAGCAACACAACACAACAAGAAAGCAGGTGGTATTTATGTGTGGAATCGGTGGTTTCTCTCTATCAAATACATCCAAAGTCAACCCTCGTAAACTTAGCAACGCTTTGCTTACTGAGATGGACATCCGTGGCAATCAAGCCTCGGGTTATGCCTATCAGTCTCGCAACGCCTCAGGGTTCTACAAGAATGCCGTAGCCGGTGCTAAGTTGAACCTCAAGGGTATGCCTAAGTCTGCTCAGAGTGTTATCTTACACACACGCTACGCAACTCACGGCAAGACATCTGTTCAGGCAAATAATCACCCTGTTCAGTCGCCGGACTCTAGTATCTCTCTAGTTCACAACGGTGTGATTTACAACCACGACCTAGTTCGTGCTGAGTTAGACGGTAAGTTGCCTGAGGTTGACACCTCGGTTATTCCTGCCATTCTCCAGCAGTTCGATCGAAATACAGACAAGTTCTCTATGCTCGACGGTGATGCCGCTGTTGCGTGGCTTGACGAGAATGACCTAGGTGTTCTCAAGGTTGCTCGTATCAGTCACTCACCGCTGTTTATAGCACAATTGCGGGACGGCTCGTTTGTCTTTGCGTCAACCGAGTCTATCCTCAAGTCTGCTCTCAAGCGGGCCGGTGTCAAGGCTGACTTTATGACCGAGGTTCAGGAGCGTAAGTTGCTGACTGTTCGTGCCGGTCGTCTTGACGGGTTCGAGGACCTGCCTGAGACTGACCCTAAGTTCGTAGACAATGCGTGGTATGCCTATGGCAACTATCGTGCTATGACCTCAGGCGGTCACGGTATCGGTGCTGGTAAGCCTAGCAATGTCACTCCTCAGTATGTCCGTTATGCGTCTGCCTTCGGTGATGTCGAGATTCCTAGTTCGTGGGAATTAGCCGGCGACGAGTACCTATCCTCAGAGTTTCCTGAGGTGTTCGGTCTTGATGTCAACAACTATGGCGAGTACTTTGACGCTGACGGCAACTATGTCGGTACGGTTGAGGATTTGATGTATATGGGCTACATAGATGTCAATGGCAACACTTATGCGTGGGACGATTATGCGTCTGCCTATGCGATTCGTGGTGCTCATTCTCAGTCTGCCAACGACAAGTTTTACGGTGGCGTGTACGGAATGTGGGACTAACAATCGAATATGTTTCACTGCTCCACTAACACTTGTATATATTTATATATATATTATTATATAAAATAATATATACATATAACAGAGGTTGTAAAACCTCACCGGCCGATACGAATATGTTTCATTTTCCCCTATTTTTGTAACATATTCGTGTCGGTCACCCCAAAACTAAAAACACAACATTCATAAACATTATTTATTTCAAGAAAAAAAACACTATTTTTACAGAGTAATAATGTAGTACATAACAGAATAGTCACACAAAACCGATAACATATTCACACACCAATACGAATATGTATCACCCCGATAACATATTCATACTGGACAATTTAGGAGATTTATGAAGACATTACCACCGGCCGTTGAAGGCAAAAACCTAACCGGAGTATTCACAATCACCCGTCATACAAACTATGACGAGATTCGTGTTGGCTCTAAAGTTGTGGGCGATTTGTGTATGGCAACCGAATGGGTTGGCGACGCTGAACGAATGACCTACACCTTTTACTCGTTCGATACCGCTGAACCATTCCCAGAACGCAACTCGTACGAGGAGTGCTGGGTTGACATTCTGACCACTATCGCCAATAATCAATCTCTGGCTATCGAGTTCACTATCAAGGTGAATCAGAAGGTCAAGAAGGATGTTTCGATCGATTGTATGTTGAACACAAAGGAGGATACCAATGTCTAGAATCAAAAGCGTAGGAGTGTACGAGGCCGACGACTACAGGCCCGTAGAGACCTTCGCAACTAAGAAACGGGCAATGGAGTATATGACCGCCTATACCGCCTCCACGGGCGAATCAGTCTATGCTGAGTTCTTTTATTACCTGACCCCTGAACAACTATCCGTCTTATCCTACGCTCAGGCCCGAGACCTTGAGATGATTATCAAATTCGCAACAGAGGAGATGCGTGAAAAGAATATCTAAAATAGCCTTGACTTTGGCGGTGCTCTTTAGTATCGTTGAGTTTGTAAGAAGCAACATCCTGTTTTATTCAACAGGTTCATATGACTTAGACCTAGCCGGTCGGGTTGGCAATTCAGGTTCTATTCTGATGTTGGCAATTGCCGGTCTGGCGTATCTAAACACAAAGGAGAGCAAGTAATGAGCAAGCAATTTATGTACACGGTCTCATTCAACCCGGCCGATAGCCGGTTCAAGATTGAGCCGATTGGCAACTGGGTCGGTGACCCTGTTTATGACTTTGGCAATGACCCGTCAGAGGAGGCCCTGCGAGGGTTCGAGTCTGATAGTGAGGCCAACATCTATGACGGTTTAGAGGATGTTCTACAAATGGGTATCGGCCACATAAATAACATTTTCGCAACGAACGGTGTGTCGTTTGACAGAGGAGTGTAATTATGGTTCAATGTAGTGATTGCGGTTTTCATATGGAGTTCGCAAGTGATGTAAGTTTCTGCCCGAGTTGTGGTGGAGATAATATTCGAGACTTAGGCGACTAAGGCAGGCAGGAGATTAGTTATGGGTATCAAAGTGTTTCACGGCAACAGCAGGACAACTATTGCTAGGTTTTTTGGGATAGTTGCCGAATGGTATGGGCCGAAAAGAACACTAACTATTCACTTGTACTTTTTACTAAAAACTGTTGAAATAAGAATCGGACTTAGTAAGTTCGTAAAATAATAAGGAGATTGATATATATGAGTATTCAAACAATTAGCACCACCGGCCTTGTGGCCACAACACCACGCCACTTGGTCACCGCTGAGGGGTTGCCTATTACTTCGTTTCGCCTAGCCAGTTCTACACGACGCTTCGACACAGCAACTAATCGTTGGATTGACGGGGAAACTAACTGGTATACGGTGACTGCGTTTCATTCGCTAGGTATCAACTCTGCTGGTTCTGTCAACAAGGGTGACCGTATTATTGTGTCCGGCAACCTGCGTATCCGTGACTGGGACAATGGTGAACGGGCTGGTACTTCGATCGAAATTGAAGCGGACGCTATTGGTCACGATTTGTCGTGGGGTTGTAGCGTGTTCACTCGTACGATTTTAGTCCAGGAGGATGCGGTGAACGCACAACAGAACCCTGAACCGATTACCGCACCGGGTCACGCTTGTAATTGCCGTCGTTGCGGTCAGAGGAGCAACTAATGCCTAGATATGTTCTTGAGGTTTACGAACGCTGGTCTATTGAAGCCGACTCACCTGAGCAGGCTACGGAAAAGTGGGAGGTCATTCACGAGAATCATCTTGTGAGTGAAACCTCTCTACCGGAGGATTGGTGGGAGAAAGATGATGAGATTATTTATTTGGATGGCAAGAAGTTTGCCGAGGAGGAAGAGTAATGGCTAGTTTTTATGGTGTGATGTCATTCCAGTACGAGGTGACTGGGGTGGCTAATCAGGAGGAAGCGGAGCAGGTTATCAATGACGCACTCGATCGATTGGGTGAGGTTGATACTGGCAACTTTAGTTATGATGACCTTGAGTGGTCTTTGAGAGAGGCAGATGATGAGTAAGCACAAGTTGTATCGTGTCGCATACACCGAGTACGCTAAGGGCTACTTTGAGGTTAGTGCGTTGAATGACGCACACTTGGAGCAGATACTTGACAACCTTGACGAATTAGCAGATAATAAAGTGGAGCGAGACTACAGTTTCGACTTAGGACAAATTGAGGAGATTGGTTATGAGTATGAATAACCCGAAAGTGTACCAAATTGACCAGACTGGCAGTTGCCAGTATCGTGTCACTGTTATTGCTAATTCGGTAGAGGAGGCCCAAGAGAAGGCGTGGGACTTACTGCGTGACGGTATGGGCTACGAGGTCGAAGGGTCTTTCCTTTGGGAGGATGAGCAGAATGTTGCTGTTGGTGATGGTGATGGGAACTTTGTTCACCTTATGAATGCGAGGTGTTAGGACTATGAAGCAACATTGGGAACGCTACAAACTTATCGCTAGTGTCGGTTCTTTAGAAGAGCCGGTGCTTGTGAAGAACTTTGTGCGGTATTTGAAACGCAACCGTATCGAGTATCGTATGCCGTATCCGGCTGAGACGCTTGATGATTATGCTGATTACCTGTTTAGGGTTATGGAGGAGCACACCCCGGAGGGTCGCTACTTTGGTACGCCTAATGATGAAGCGGTTGATGTGTTTGGGTATTGGATGTTGCCTGATGAGAGGAGAATCTAATGGATGTTTCTATGAAGAATACGGATATCCATTCGGTGTTGGCCGGTCTCAAATTGTTAGAGTCTGACTTGACAACCCGTGGTGAATGGGCTCACGCCCGTAAAGCAGGCAGGCTACATCTTAGTTTGTTGAAGCAAGTGTTTGATTTTGTTCCTGAGGAGGATGATACAGATGAGTAGTAAAGATTATGTTTTCAACATTTACGTGAATGATGATTACCGTTTCTCGGTGATTGCTTTTGGGCAGTTCATTGATGAAGGCTACTATACGGTTGATACCACTAAGGTGCTCGATCGACTAGACTTTTACCTTGATGACAACCTGACGGTTGAGCAGGCAGAGGTTGTGACACACGCTATTGGTCACGGCAGGTGGCTTGAGGACAATGGCATTGATGATTATGTTGGTGGCATTGACGAGTGGTATAACTTTGATGAGTTAGCCATTGACGCACCAAGCCTGCTAAAGCAGTACCTTGACTCATTACCAGAATACGAATTGGAGGTGGCCTAATGGCTATTGAAACAGGGCAAGTTATCCACACTTGGGATAAAGAAAATATGGAGCAGTACCTCACGCATTTTTGCGAGGAGGAGGTGGAACTAAACGAGAAGGAGTGGCAGGCTATCGCTGAGTACATTGACTTCAAGGTTGATATGGCTTATGTCAAACTACTGCGGACAGTACTGACCGAGTATTTACAAGGAGAATTTGAGCAAGAACCGGAGGTAAATATCAGGCGATTCCTCGGGCTGTAGGGAATAAAACACTACGGTATAGGATTGTACCAAATAAGTACCACTAACAATTAGGAGAACAAATGAACACATATTCAATGAAAATTACAGGCAATTATCTAGACATTGGTAATGCCCTCGGTGCTTTTGCCGGGCAAAACCCAGACGCAGAGCAGGCTTTGTTTGCCGGTATTGACAAGAAGGTTCTAAGTATGGGCCTTTACCCGTCATCAGAGAACGAAGACGCAATGATTGCTATTGCCAACTTTGAGACCAAGCAGACTTTGCCTGAGGATAATGTTGACGCATTCGAGTCACTATTTCCTAGCCTCAAAGTAAACACGATTGTGGTCGGATAGTATGACTAAACTTTCACCACACGCAAAAGCAACACTCGACACCTTGGCTGAGAAGCATTTGTCATACACAATTGCTAAGGCTACGATCGAAGCCGAGTTGAAGAACGAGTTAGAGGAACGTGTTTCTTCTTACCGTATCGAACGAGATGTTGCTATGCGACTAGCAGACGAGGCTGGTGTGCCAAGAACTCAACTGGGTAAAGCAATTGGCACAACCAACTATCGTACCGTTCAGGAAATCCTGAACACTGCCAACGAGGGCATTCCTCAGGTGGCACAAACAAGTACCAAGTATTCCCTCACCGCAACCGGTGATGGCAACTGGGGCTTGTCACTTCACGATGTCGGGGCCGGTTCTGTTTCCGGTTATGCTGTTGTGAAGATTGTTGACGGGGAACTTGCGTTCGTTGATGGCGACGCATTTGTTATCCCGCAAGCGTATCGTAATGGGCTTGTTCAAGAAGTTATTGGGCAGATTACGGGAGAGTAGCATTGGACCTTATCGCCAGTTTTTTACTGACGTTATTTGGTATTCCAATTGCTGCTCTGCTGGTGGCGGTGTATCAGACAAAAGACTGGACACCGCCATCGGAAGCCAAACTTGATTATCCAAACGACGATATATATACACGACACGAAGCGTTCAATCGCTATGAAGATTTAGAATACAAGGAGATGTAAATGACTTACTTTGAAGATGCCTTCAACGATAACAATGAAGACATTTATGACATTGATGAACTGCAGGAGGAAGCAGACCACCACCGTTCTCAGATTGTTGACGCAACAGGTGATACCGATATTGCTGTTGGTGTTCACTTGGTTGACCGGTCGGATTTTGAAGTGTGGGCTGATGGTGGCTTGCTTGGGCCTAAGACTCGATACTTTATTGACTTTGAAGATTTGCGTGAGACGCTGAAGGAACTTTATCCTGAAGCAGATTGGGAGAATCTGGGTTGGTAGATACAATGTTGAAGCCGTACGCTTATCAGGAGAGGGACATCCAGCGTATCGTTGCTAACAATGGCACTGGTGTTGTTGCTACTCAGGTGGGTGGCGGTAAGACATTGATTGCTATTGAAGTTGGCAAGCGTATTGGTACTGGGGTGAACCTTGTGATTGCCCCGAAGGGTACGCATAAGAGGGCTTGGGAGAAGACTATTGTTCGTCAGATACCTAATGCTAGTGTCCGCTATGTAAACAGTACTGTTGATGGTAAGAAGTCTTTCGCTGATCTTTACGCCGGTGTTGCTGGCTGGTATTTGATTAGCCCAGAGTTCTTTCGCAAGTTTAGTTGGGCTGGTTGTAAACCAGACTTTGCTGTCTTTGATGAGATACATCGAGCGTCTAACCGCAAGAGCAAGACCGCTATTATGCTGCAAAGTTTGAAGGCTGAGCGTCGTCTCGGTTTGTCAGGCACAATTGCTGGTAATAAGATTGAAGGGTTCTGGTCGGTTATCCGTTGGATTTATCCAGAGGTTGCTGGTCGATCTTTCTGGGCTTGGGTTGACAAGTATTGTACGACTAAGTTCGACCCGTTTGCTGGTAAGACTGTGTCGGGTGAACGAAACCCGGGCGATATTGTTGGCAGTATGCCTTGTTATATCCGTCACTTGAAACGTGAGAAGTGTTGTTCTTTTCACGAGAATGGGATGGACTCTGAGTTGCCTAAGATGCAGACAGAGGAACGCACCGTTGAATTGTCGGCGGAGCAACGTAGAATTTATAAGAAGATGGAGAAGGACCTTGTTGTTTGGCTTGAAGGCAATCCGATGGTTGCAGAAGTTCCTATTGCGGCTAGAATTAGACTTAGACAGATTACTCTCGGTGTTCCTGTTGTCGACGATAGTGGGGCTGTCTCTTTTGCTGATGATTGTAAGTCAAGCAAATTAGATGAGATGTTCCAGATCATTGACGATTTGCCTGATGGTGAACCGTTGCTGATTTTGACTCATTCTCAGAAGTTTGCTCAGGTGACTGTGGCTAGGCTTGAGAAGGCTGGCATTAGTTCTTTTGAGTGGTCTGGTCGTGCGTCACAACATCAGCGTGATGAGGCTTTGGAGTCTTTTATTGCTGGTAAAACTCAGGCTATTGTGGCTGTGATTGCTGCAATTGGTGAGGGTACTGATGGTTTGCAGGAGGTTTGTTCTACGGTAATATGGTTGTCTAAGGATGATAATCGTTTGTTGAATGAGCAGGCAGCTGGCCGTCTTGACCGTCAGGGTCAGAAGAGGAGTGTCTTGTCGTTTGACATTATCGCTGAGGGAACGTATGACGAAGGTCAGTTGTCTAAATTGGTAAAGGATCAGTTGGCAATGAACGCAAGTTTGAGAGGATAGTATGAGCGATACTGAATATACTAAAGGGTTTAGGTCCGGGGTGGCTTATGAAAATGAACGCATTATCAAGTTGCTAGAAGAACGCACTAATGACAGCGGTTCTGTATTAGATGAAACAGGCAATTCAATCGCAGACCTAAGCGACCTAATTGAACTTATCAAGGGAGAAACAAAATGAGCAAGCATGATGATTATTGCCCGATGGGCTTGGATGGCCGTTTTAGGGATATG